TCAGATGTCGGTCGGGCCGATCTGCACCTTGGGCGGNGCAGGCGGNGCCGGGTCGNTNGTNTCATGCGGNGNTCCGCATGNCTCGCATGCCGCGGGNGGCGCGCCCGGCTCGAGCGGGCGGCACCAGGCGCAGAGGGTGTGCGCGGGCGCCGTCATGCCGCCGCCACGTCGAGGTGGATGGGCGTGTACTCGCCCGTTGCGTCATCGCGCTCGTAGAAGCGGATGTAGGGCTTGGTNCCGGCGATCCTCATGCTGTCGCCGATGGCCTGCATGGCCTGCTGCCATTTCTCGTCGGCGATCTCCAGCCGTCGCAGCGCGAGCACGCGGGCGGTGTTGATCCGGCCCTGCCGGTCGATGCGGAAGGCATCGTTGACCAGCAGGCGGATGTTGGCGTTGATGTCCTTGCTCCAGTTCTGGATGCATTCGTCGATCAGGGCCTTGGCCGCCTGCAGCCGGCCGTCGAACGAAATGGTGTCCTGCACGCGGCGCTCGACCTTGTGTCGCCCGTCGGCGCTCACCAGCGTCACGTTGCCCTTCTTGCCGCCCCGGTGCACGTCGTAGTCCATGAGGCTGCGCTCGAGGAACTCGTGCACCGTGCTCATCGCCGCGACCTTGAAACCCACCAGCGCCGCGCTCTGGCGCTTGGCTTCCTCGCAGAGCTGGCGGACCACGTGGTGGCGGTCGCGGTCGATGGGCTTGATCGTCGGGCGCGGCATCGACGCCTCGAGCTGCCGATGGCCTGGATGTGCGTGCATCTGTTGCATGTGAACTCCTCTGGAATGGTCGGGAAACGGGCGGGGCGTTCGAATGGCGTCAGCCACCCGGCGCGGAAAGCGGCGACGGCGCGCGATAGGGACAGCGGCGCCCGAGCAGGACACTGGGGATGCGGGTGAAGTCCATCGCACCCTGGCGTACCTCGGACGGAACCGGCGGCCGGTAGACGCTGGTGCCGAGCATCGGGATCTGGCGCGCCGCGGCGGTCCGTTCGGTCAGCGGCCCGGTTCCCGATTTCCACCGGCGCTTGCCCCGCGCTCCGATGCGATGGATGTGGCCGGCCCTGGCCAGCAGCGACAGCAGCTGGCGCAGCCCCGAGCAGGCCGGGTCGTCGCGGTGGTCAGTGATGCGCGCCCGCAGTACGCGATCGAGCTCCGTTTGCGAGGCCGCGCCGCGGTCCTGCAGGTGGCCGAGGATCGCGCGCCGCGCCGCATCGGCGTGCCGCCCGAAAGGCAGGGGAACGGAATGCCCGCAAGGGCGTGGCTGTGTCATGCGAAAGCTCCTTCGGAACTGAATGCGCAGGCGCGGGGTGCCACGCGTTGCGCGGCGATGGCATAGGTCGGCTGCTGGGGCGCCGAAGGCAGCAGGCGGCACTGGAGAAGGCCGCTGGCATGCAGCGCCTGCAGCTGCGCCTCGATGGCCTCGAGGTCGCCGGCCGAGGACCAGTGGCGCGCCAGATTCGGTGCCGACCACCAGCCGCCTTCCTTGCGCAGCGTCGAGCAGATGCGCCGGGCCAGGACGCTGCCTGCCGCGTGGTCCGCCGCATGGCGGAACGGCTTCGCGCCGGCCGGGCCTTCGCCGCCGTGGCCCAGTACCTCGAGCACGCGCCGGGCGATCCGGGTGGTCGTGGCCTGGCCCGTGCCGTATTTCCCGGTGCCGTTGAGCACCTGGCTCACCGTGCCGCCGCTCAGGCCGAGCCGGGCGGCGATGGCGGCCTGCCTGCGTCCGTGACAAGCGGCGCGCAGCAGCACGAACCACCGTTCGTCCATGTAGTCGGGCGCGTTCATCGGGCCATCTCCCTGCTCCGGCGACCTTCCACAGGCCCGAAAGCACGTACTTCGTCCTGAAGTTCAAAACCGGTTAGAGTGAGATAACGACCAAAAAACACCAAAAATAGTGTTTTCCAATCCCTGATGAGACACATGAGCATTGTTTAATCGCATTTTGTGTTTGTTGTCGCAATGGTAAACACAAATGGAGTTAAACATTCGAAACGGAACCTATGGAAGGTGTCTTGTGGATAAAAGTCGTGTTTTGTGTTGACTGAAACCTGATTTATGTCTAGTGTTGGTGCTATGAAGTCGAATCGAGGTTTGTCTTGACACCCCCCCCCTCTCCTCCCGTCGACGAAGGCCACGTGAAATCGCGGGTGGGCGAACTGGCGCACGCCCAGGGCGGCCGCGTACGGGATCTGCGCAAGCAAAAGGGGCTGACGATCGAAGACCTGGCCCAGCGCAGCGGCCTGCACTTCAATACCGTCGGCCGCATCGAGCGTGGCGTGAGCGACCCCAGCCTGGAACAGCTCTACGTGATCGCGCTGGCGCTCGGCGTCGATCCCGCCGAATTCAATCCCTTTCCCGCCGGCAAGGCAGGTGCGCCGTCCTCGGGGCTCGATGACGAGCTGTTCGTGCTGATCGACCTGCTCGATGTCCAGGTCAGCGCGGGAAACGGCGCCTTCAACGGATCGCAGGAGAACATGGGCCGCTTCGCGTTCAGCCGCTCCTGGATGACGCGCAAGGGCGTCAAGCCTGCCAGCGCGAGGATCGTGCATGCGCGCGGCGATTCGATGGCCGACAAGATCAACGACGGCGACATCCTGCTGGTCGACACCGCCATCCGGTCGCTCGAGCAGGACGGCGTCTATGTCATCCAGCTCGACGGCCACGACTACGTCAAGGTCCTGCAGCGGGACTTTTCGACCGGCGGCCTGCAGATCATCAGCTACAACCCGGCCTACAAGCCGCAGATGCTGAGCGCGGAACAGGCGGCCGAGCTGCGGATCAGCGGCCGTGTCGTCTGGCACGGCGGCGAGATCTGACCCTGCGCTTCATCGGCCGGAGGCCGCCGCCGGCATAGCGCCGCGGCCTTGCCCGCGCCCTTCGCCCTCCCTCGGCGGACACCTGTCCGCCTCAGTGTTCGATGCCCTTTGCCAGACCATCTGGTCATGGGCAACAACAACATCCATCCATCGAACGCGTCGCGTCCGCGAGCGCGAGGCGGCATCACCCGGCAGGCACTCGCCACGCTGGCGTTGAGCGCGGCGGGCCTGGTCGGCATCGTTGCGCGCGAGGGCTACAGCGACCGGGCTTATCCGGACCCGGTTCACGGCAGCACCGTCCCCACCATCGGCTTCGGCTCGACCGACGGCGTGCGCATGGGCGACACCACCACGCCGGTGCCCGCGCTCGAGCGTGCATTGCGCGACATCCGCAGCTACGAGGGCGCGCTCAAGCAATGCGTGAAGGTGCCGCTGCACCAGGCCGAGTACGACGCGTACGTGAGCCTGGCCTACAACATCGGTGCCTTCAATTTCTGCACGGGCGGACGCGAAGGCCGGGTGTCCACGCTCGTGACCCGGCTCAACGCCGAGGACTACGAAGGGGCCTGCAACGCCATCCTGGACTGGAAGTACGCGGGCGGCACCGACTGCTCCGCGCCGGGCAACAAGGTCTGCGCGGGCCTCTGGAAAGACCGCCTGCGCCTGCATGCGCAATGCCTGAAGGCCGCCGGATGAGCAGCAGCTCCAGGGCCTGGCTCCGTCTCGCCGGGGCGATGCTGGCGATCGGCCTTCTCGCGGCGCTCGCCGCCGCCATCCACGAGGCCGGCGCGACGCGTGAGCGCCTGGTCTGGCAGGGCAGGGAAGCGCAGCGCAGCGCCGCAGCGGCCGAAGCCTTGCGCAAGGAATACGAACGCGGCCGTGCCGCCTCCACCCGCTATCAGCTGGATGCGGGCGCACTGCAGACCCGCTATCTCGCTCTCGAAGGAATCTCTCATGAATTGCGCCAGCGCGTGGCTCTCGTGCTCCCTCCCGTCGTTGCGCGTGATCGCCCTGATCGGAGCCCACGCGGCGCGCGGGCTCCTGCGCCGTTGCCGCACGATGCCATCGAGGCGGCACCGCCGGCCCTGTCGGCGACGATCGCCATCGCCTCAGCCTCGCTGCTGTGTGGATGTGGAACAGCGCGCTGGCGGGAACCGATGTCCCTGCCGGTGCCTGCGGATCTGCTGATACCTCCGACGCGGCCTGTGCTGCTGACTCCGGTCTTGCCGTCGACGACGCGTGGGACAACCAGCGGCTCAACGCGCGTGCCTGCGCCGCCGACCGGCTCCGCCACGCCGCGTTGATCGAGTTCCTCACGCAGAGGCCCGTGCCATGAACGATCCCGAAATCCGTGCCCAGGAGCTGTTCCTGCTCGGGCAGATCCACGGCCTGGTGTCGGCGCTCAAGGAGGGCCAGGACCGGCAGAACAGGCGCATGGACGCCGTCGATGCGCGCTTCGACGCACTCGACAGCCGCCTGCGCGCGGTGGAGCAGCGCGCCGCGGCCTTCGGCGCCGCATCGGGCGGAGCCATGGCCATCGCGACCGCCCTGCTCGCGGAGAGCCTCAAGCAGTGGTTTCGCAGCAATGCCAGCGGCAACTGATGCGCGTCGCGCGGCCTTCGGCGGACAGATGTCCGCCTCGGCGATCGGGGCTTCGTCGGAGACAGTGGATCCAACGACCGAGAAGAACGCCACCGCATCTTTCTGCCGCCCCGTTCGTCGCCGTTCGATGACTTTTCTTATTGCAACTGCCGTGCATCGTGTGCATGGCATGACCGTCGGAGCCTACGCATGACCTCTCTCGCCGCCATCCGCACCGCCATCGTCCAGACACTGGGCACCGTGCCCGCCATCGGCCGCGTGCACGACCGCGAGCGCTATCTCGCGGACGAGACGGCGTTGCGCGCGCTCTTCCTGCACGAGCTGCCCGATCACGCCCTGCAGCTGCGCGGCTGGTGGTTGCGCCGCGCGCAGACCAGCGAACACGCGCTGAATGCGGTGCGCGGTGTCGCCATCGACACCTGGACCTTGCGCGGCTACCTCGCCTTCGACGATGCCACGGGTTCCGAGCTCGTGTTCGATGCCCTGATCGAAGCCATCCGCGATGCGGTGCGCGCCGATCCGACGCTCGGCGGCGCCTGCGCGCTCTCGCCGCTGAAGGACGAGGACGAAGACACCGAGGACACCGACGGCGTGCAGGTCGCGGAGGTGGGCCTCGTCGATTTCTGCGGCCTCAAGTGCCATGGCGCCATCTTGCGATTGAGGACCTGGCGCTACCTCTGAGCGTCCGCGCTTTTTCCACCCGCTGAAGGCGGGTACCGAACGGCGATGTGCCCGTTCGGTCCCGCCGCTCTCCATCTGCGCCGCATGCACGCATCGGCAAGGACGGCATCGACGCGCCCGTGCGAACCGGGCGGTCGTGCCAGGCGCATCGCGCAATCGGTGCGTGTTTTTCGGCTCTTTCGATTCCATCCCTTTCACCCGCTTTTTCAACCAACGGAGAAACGCAAATATGCCCAAACTCATGCGCAAGATGGCCATCCTGGCCAAGGCCGAAACCGTGCGCGGCACCGACGCCGCACCCACCGGTGCCGCCAATGCGATCCTGGTGAGCGAAGTCACGCTCACGCCCATCGAAGGCGACGTGATCCAGCGCGACAACGTGCGTCCGTACTTCGGTTCGCGCGGCTCGGTGCTCGTGACCCAGTACAGCAAGATCGCCTTCTCGGTCGAGATGGCGGGCGTGGCCGCGGCCGGCGACGTGCCGGCCTATGCCCCGCTGATGCGCGGCTGCGCGATCAGCGTCACCACCGCGGCCGGCGTCAGCACCACCTTCGCGCCCACCACCGACGTGCTGGAGTCGCTGACCATCTACGGCAACGTCGACGGCACCGTCTACAAGATGACCGACGCCCACGGCAACGTGAAGGCCGCCGTCGATGCCAAGGGCATCCCGAAGTGGCAGTTCGAATTCACGGGCCTGTTCGTGCCGGCCGCCGATGCACCGCTGCCGACCGCCGACTACAGCAAGTTCATGGACCCGCTGGGCGTGAACAAGGCCAACACCACGCTGAGCCTCGATGGCCTGGGTGTCGCGGCCAGCGCCTTCGCCTTCGACGCGGGCAACACCGTCGTCAAGCGCGACCTGATGACCATCGATGCCGTCGACATCACCGCGCGCGTGTCGACCGGCTCCGTCACCTTCGAGAACACCGCGGTGGCCGTGAAGGACTGGATCGGCATGGCGCGCAGCGGCACGCGCGTCGCGCTCGCGCTCAAGCATGGCCAGGGCGCGACCAACGTGGTGGAGATCAAGTCGCCGCGCGCCCAGATCGGCAAGCCCACCTACAGCGATGTCGATGGCGTCCAGATGATCACCGTGCCGCTCGAGTTCGTGCCCAGCGGCGCGGGCAATGACGAGTGGTCGATCGTCGTGCGCTGAGCGACGGGTTCATCGGAAGACGAAAGGAACACAGCAGATGCCCCAGAAACTCAAGCTCGCGATCAAGCCCACCTTCGCCGCACCGGTCCTGATGCGCGTGCCGGGCGACGGCCAGGTCGAGGAGGTGCGCTTCGACGCGGTCTTCAAGCGATTGACGAAGACCGAGAACGACACCCTGCAGCGTCGCCTGGACGACCGCAGCCTCAACGACCGGGAGCTGCTCGACATGGTGCTGGCCGACTGGAAGGGCCTGGCCGGCGACGACGGCCTGCCCTTCATCTGCACGCCCGAGAACCGTGCCGCGGCGGTGGAGGAATGGCCGGGCTTCGAGGCGGCCATCACCTACAGCTACTTCGAGCACGCGTACCCGGCCGCCGTAAAAAACTGAGGGGCGCCGCGCGCTACGTGCTCGGCGCCGACACACGTGTTCACGACGAACTCGACGACGAGCTGCGCACCCAGTGTGCGTCGCTCGGACTCGATCCGGTCCGGCTGGTCTCGTCGGCGGCCGGCAGCGAGGAGATCCGCATCTTCGAGCTCTGGCCGGAACACCAGGAGGCCTTCGAGGTGTTCCACGCCTGCCGCACGCAGTGGCGCGTGGTCGCGGGGCCCGCTGGCACGTGGCACCAGGGGCTCGACTTCGGTGCGGTCGACGTGGCGATGCGGCGCCTCGGCATTCCGCGTGCGCGGCAGCGCGAGGTTTTCCTGCAGCTGCAGGTGATGGAGGACGAGGGGATCTCTGTGCTGAACGCCTAGCGGCGGCACGGGCCCTCGGCCCATCGAAGAAGCGTGGGGCTGACGGATGTCGGCCTCATTTTTTCTTTCTCTCGAAAGGACCATACGGACATGGCTCTCCTATCAAGAAACACAACCGCGGGTTCAGGCGCCTCTGCAGCGCCTGGCCAACTCCAACAGGTCGGCCAAGCCCTCGAAACCCTCGCCAATCTGGTTGCCGGGAACAGGTTGCAGGCTGCCCTCGATACCCTCGCCTATGGCTACAAAGCCGGACTCAAAGGCAGCCGAGAGGACGTCGAATACACCAACGCGAAGATCCCGTCGGGCAACTACGCAGGCCTCTCGAACAGCGAGCTTCAGAAGATTGCCAGCGATATCGCGAAGCAGGGCGCCACGCAGGCCCTTGCATCGGAGGCCCTGGTCAAGCTCGTGCAGTCCGGAAAGGTGTCCGGCTCCGTGATGCCGGTTGCGGCGACGGCCGTCGTGGAGATGAATCGACTCGGGAAGGTGCCGATCGAGGATGCGACGGAACTGTTCTCCAAGATTCGGGACGAGCCGACGAAGTCCTCGCGTGAACTGAACAGGGAGCGCCGGTTTCTCGGTCCGGCGGAGTACGAGCGGATAGGCAAGCTCGAGGCGGGCGGCCAGAAGGAGGCCGCCGGCGACCTGGCTCAGAAGCTCTTCGCCGAAGCGCGGATCCGTGAAGCGAGGACCGCGGCGGCAAACCGGGGTTTGTTCGATCGCCTGGTGCAGTCGGGGACGGATTTCATGGCATCCATCGATGATGGCGCGCGCGAATGGGGGCGGCGAAAGACCCCGCAGCAGAGACTGGACGAAGCATCCCGACTGCAGAAGCGCTTCGACGAGCGGGAACCCGAAGAGGGCAAGAGGTTCGCTGTGACCGGTGGCGATGCCGTGATCGGTTTCCCGAATCGTTCCTCGGCGGCGAAAAGAGCGCGGGAGGACGTCGCGCTGCGTGCGGAGATCGTGCGAGCGGATGCGCGCGGCAATGCGGCGCAGAGCGAAAGAACCCGGCAGGCCAACTCGGCCATCGATTCGATTCAACAAGACGCGGATCGGAAGTCCGAAGAGGAACGCGAGAAAAGCCTTGCCGGACGGATCGTCGAGGGGCTGAAGCAACCCAGCGTCATCGGTGTCGACCGCGCTCGTGCCGATCGCGGTGCAAACCTTCCGGGCAAATCCCTGCCGGTGAGCAGGGTGGACGCCAGCGCGCGCTCGATCTCACGTGAGAGCGTAAATGCCGGCGCGACGGTGATCTGTGCACAGTGCACCGGCGAGGCGCCCGAGCGTTCGCGCAAGGGCGAAGAGGCCACGATCGGTGCCACTACGGTCAAGGATTCCGCGGGAGAACGACAAGACCCGTCCGTGGAGTCGATGCGCCGGGCCACCTCGAGCGTTCTCGACCAGACGGCAGCCCTGAAAGCCAGGAACGAGGAGCAAGGCAAGTCCCAGGTCGTTCTGCAGGAGCTGGGCATCGCGCAGCTGGAGCAGCAGTACCGCGACCTCGAAGCCACCGACAACGTCATCCCCGGCTATATCGACGCGCTGAGTCGGCGCATCGATGCGGAGAAGAACCTGCTGCAGGTCACGCGCGAATCCGAAGGCATCAAGTCGGCCGAGGACAAGAAGAAGGAGCAGGAAGGCCGTTCCAAGAAGCTCTCGGACGATCTCAATGGCACGTTCAAGGACGGCATCACGGGGTTGATGCAGGGCCAGGAGGGCGCGCTCGACAAGATGGCCGAGTCCCTCAAGAAGAAGGTCTCCGGCGCGCTGGCCGATGCGCTCTACGACGCGACGCTCAAGCCTGCGGTGGAGAAGTTCACCGGGTGGCTGTCGAACTCGATCACGGGGCTGTTCAACGGGGGCGGGAGCGGAGGAGGAGGCGGTGGCGGTGGTGGCAACTGGTTGGGAAGTCTCTTCAGCACCGTGCTCGGATTCTTCGGCGTAGGAAGCGCGAAGGGCAATGTCTTCGCATCGCCCGCGCTGCACGCCTACTCGAGCAGCATCGTCGACCGCCCCACGTTCTTCCCGTTCGCCAAGGGCATCGGCCTGATGGGCGAGGCGGGGGCCGAGGCCATCATGCCCCTGCGCCGTGGCACCGACGGGCGACTGGGCGTGAGCCTGCAGGGAGGCGGTGCGGCCGCGCAGGCGCTGCACTTCGCGCCCTCGAATGTCTTCTACATCGATTCGCGATCCGACAGGGGCGCCGTCATGGCCGACCTCGATCGCGTGCTCCAAGCCAACAACGAGGGTCAGATGGAACAACTCAAGCGCATGCGGGTGGTGCCCCAATGAGCATCGTCACACTTCCGCCGAACCTGCCGGTCAAGCGCCAGGATTTCGGCCTGCAGACATTCGACCTGAGCTTCAGCAGCGGCGACACCGGCTCCACGCAGGTGGCCGTGCTGGCACCGCCGCGGCGCACCTGCGCGCTCGTGAGCGAGGAGCGCATTCCCTCGATGAGCGAAGCCGCGCAATGGCGCGCGCTCGCCCACGCATTGCGCGGCCAGGTCAACGTGCTCGCGATCTGCGATCTGCTGCAGCCGGTGCCGCGCGGCACGGCGCGCGGCACCTGGACCGCGGTGGCGGCACTGGCCGGCGCATCGTCGCTGTCGATCCAGATGGGGGCCGCGCAGGCCGGCAAGACGCTGCTGCAGGGCGACTGGATCGGTGTCAACCAGGGGTCGGTCCAGCGCCAGCTGCTGCACGTGCAGGCCGACGCGATCGCCGATGCCGCGGGCCTGATCGTGGTGCAGATCGAACCGGTGTTGCGCGTTGCCGTGGCTGCGGGCAGCGCGGTCGTCTGGGACCGCCCGACCTGCCTGATGCGCCGGACCGACACGAAGAGCAACTGGAGTTCGGAGTCGCGCGCGCAGGGCGGCTTCAGCTTCGACCTGATGGAGTCCTGGGAATGACGGTGAACACCAATTCGGGATTCGACGCGGCCAGCCGCGCCGGCGCCTACGGCGTGATGGCGCTGGCGGAACTGCAACTGCGCTCGGGCACGGTGCGCTACACCACCTGGCCGGTCAACGTGCAGACGATGGGCCAGTCCTGGCTGGGCCTGGGCAACCTGGGGTCGATCGGCGAGATGCACGAGAGCGAGGACGGCGCGGCCGAGAAGCTCACGCTGACGCTCTCGCCGATCGACGTGGGCACGCGCGCGCTCGCGCTCGGCGATCCGGCCGACTACCAGGACCGGCGCGTGCGCATCTGGATCGCGCTGGTCGATGCGGCCACCCTGCAGATCACCGGCCAGCCGGTGCTGCGCTTCGTGGGCGTGATGGACCAGATGAAGATCGAGCGCGACGGGACGACCGCCTCGATCGGCATGGATTGCCGCACGGCAAGCTACGACGTGCGCAGCAATCCGGCCGCGCTGCGCATGAACCATGCGCAGCACCAGGCACGACATCCCGGCGAGATGGGCTTCAGCTACCTCACCAGCATCATCGGCAATCCGGCCGTGTGGGTGGGCAAGTGGCTGCAGGCCAATCTCCAGTACCGCCAGCTGCTGGGAGTGGGCTCCAAATGAACGCCGACCTCGACGCCTTCATCGAGGCCCGGCGCGCGCTGCGCTTCGGCTATTTCGACAACGACTGCGCCACGTTCGCGGCGGACTGGGTGCGGGAGGTGCGGGGCACCGACCCGCTGGCCCCGTTGCGCGCCGAGGGCGGCGTCCTGGAGCCGCGGCGGCTGCTGACCGCGCTGCGCCACGTGCGGGCGGCCGGCGGCTTCGAGGCAGCGGCCAATGCCTTGCTCGGGCCGTCGAAGCCCGGCCTGTGCGCCCAACGCGGCGACGTGGTGCTCGCCCGCAGTGGCGGCCGTATCGGCCGCGTCTCCGGCCATTGCTTCGGCATCTGCACCGGGACCCACGTCGCGGCGCTCGGCACGGATCGAATGAACTTTCTTCCCTTGACGGCAGCGGTGGCTGCATGGAGGTCCGCATGCGCGGTTTGATGACACGTCTTCTTGCGTTCTCGGCGTTGCTGTTGGCGTGCGGCAGTGCGTCGGCCGATCCCGTCACCGGCGCCATCTCCGCCATCGGCGCGGCAATCGCTGGCGCGAGCGCCGGGACACTGGCCTCCTGGGCGTTGATGGCCGTCAGCGTGGTCTCGGGCCTGTCCAAGGCTTCCCAGGCCCGCAAGCAGGCCCGCCAGGCGGCCGCACGCAAGGCGGCAGAGGATGCCGCCAACCTGCGCGATCGCACGACGACCATCGTGAGCTCGGAATCGCCGTGGACCACGATCTATGGCGCGCCGGCGCCGGTGGGTGGCTCGGTCGTGGCCGTGCTCGACAGCGGTGGGCAGGCACAGTTCAAGCACGTGGTGATCGTCTTTGCCGCGCACGAGTGCGAGGCAATCGACGAGATCTTCATCGAGGGCACCTCGGTCGGCCGCCCGAATGCGACGGGGTGGACTGATGGCGCCGAGTTCCAGCTGCCGCCGCCGTTCAAGGGGCTGCCGTCGGAGGGCCCAGCCGTCAACGTCCAGTTCCACACCTCGCCGGGCGGGGTCGACACCGCGGACGTCTTCATGAGGGACAGTCTCAAGGCCACCTTCCCCGATCTCGATCTTTGGACCGATGCGCACCGCCTCAGCGGCTACACCTACGCGGTCGTGACGCTGAACATGCTGTTCGAGCGCTTTCAGGGCGGCCTTCCCGAGATCACCGCGCGCATCCGCGGCAAGAAGGTCTACGACCCGCGTAGCGGTCAGACCCGCTACTCGCGCAATCCGGCGCTGTGCCTGGCCGACTTCATCCGTTCGGAAGCCGGCTATCTCGCGGCCGCCGACCAGATCGACGAGGCGGCGCTGATCGGCGCGGCCAACGCCTGCGACGACGAGGTCTACACGAACGTCGATGCCGAGAACCACGGCAACTCGAAGCTGCGCTATGTCTGCGACGGGGTTTTCCGCTCCGACCAGGATCGCGAGACCACGCGCCAGCAGCTCGAGGAGTCGATGGCCGGTTTTTCGCTCGAGACCGGTGGCGTCTGGCGGATCCAGGCGGGCGCCTGGGCATCGCCTGTGCTCAACCTGACGGACGTCGACATGCTGTCGCCGACCACCGTGGTCCAGACCGCCAACCTCGGCTCCGATCGCCTCAACGGCATGCGCGGAACCTACGTGAACGCGGCGCGCAACGGCGTGAGCGAGGACTTCAGGCCCTACCAGAACGCCACGCTGCGCGCGCAGGACGAGAAGGACAGGTTCGGCGACATGGCGCTGGCCTTCACTGGCTCGCACCTGCGCTGCCACCAGTTGGCGCGCGTGGCCGTCGAGCAGAGCCGCGGCGGCCTGGTGCTGCGCATCCATCCCAAGATGCTGGCCTGGCACCTGCAGCCCGGCGACCGGATCGTGCTGTCGAGCGTGCTGTATGGCTTCGTGAACAAGACTTTCCGCGTGCAGGACTGGAGCTACCAGCGCAACGCGCCGCTGACCCTGCTGGTGATCGAGGACGTGCCGACCTTCTACGACCTGGTCGACGAGGTGATGGCGGATCCCGCGCCCAACACCAACCTCCCGAGCCCCTTCATCGCGCCGCAGAACCCGATGGACCTCGCGGTGAAGAGTGGACCTGAACTCATGGTGCAGCAGGGCGGCTCGACGGTCGTGCGGGCGCGCGTGAGCTGGGCGCCCTGGGCCGACGATGCGGCGGCCCGCACGGGTGCGATCCGGGTGCAATGGCGGCTGATGCAGACCGGCGAGGGATGGCAGAGCATCGACCTGCCGGGCGACGCCGTCGAGACCTTCCTGCTCGGACTGTCCGTGGGTGGGGTCTACCAGGTGCGGGTGCGTTTCGCGACGCCCTATGCGGTCAGCAGCTGGGTGATGGTCGAGCACGTAGTGACCGGCAAGACGCAGCCGCCTGGCAGCGTCAGCGGGCTGCAGCTCGGCGTGGAGAACGACGGTGTCCATGCGCGCTGGGCCGAGCCGGCGGGCCTCGACCTGCTCGATTGGAACCTGACCGAGCTGCGCATCGGCACGGACTGGGCCACCGCCGCGGAGGTCTGGTCGGGCAAGGCCGTGCAGGCGAACCTCGGCTGGCTGCAGGCGGGCGTGGTCAAGCTGTGGGCATCGCACGGCGACACGACGGGCCGGTGGTCCACGCCGGTGTCGACCGCCATCGAGATCTTGCCGCCCACGCAGCCCGTGCTGAGCGGGCAGGCCTTCCGCGACCAGGTCGAGTTGCAGTGGCCCGCGAGCGGGACCACGCAGCCCTTGCGGGGCTACGAGGTACGCGTCGGCTCCGTCTATGCGGAAGCGCGCGTGCTGAGCACGGTGGACGCCCTCGGCTACAAGTACACGCAGACGGTGCCGGGCACTTATCTGTACTGGGTGTGCGCGATCGACCTGGCGGGCAATCGCAGCGCGCCCGGCTTCAAGGAGTTGACGACACTGCCGGGCATCGATGAGGCGCTCGAGGAGCTGCAGGAAGGGCTGCAAGAGACCGTCGACCAGCTGAAGCAGGCCGACGGTGCCAATGCCGCGGCCATCGCTCAGGAAGCGCAGAACCGCGCGGCGGCGCTGGTGGCCGAAGGGCAGGCGCGCGTTCAGGCCGTACAGGCCGAGGCGCAGAACCGCTTCACGGCGCTGCAAGCCGAGGCCCAGACGCGCACGCAACAGATCGCCGGCCTGACCGATGCCATCGCGGACGAGGCTGCGGCGCGTGCGGCGGCGGACACCGCCGAGGTGCAGGCGCGCATCGCCGCCGTGGCGCGAGAGGTCACGGATCGAACCACGGCCGTGCAGGCCGAGGCCACATTGCGCGCGAATGCGATCACTGCGGAGCAGAACGCACGCGCCGCGGCACTGGTCGCCGAGGCGGCCGCTCGCGGTACCGCGATCTCGAACGAAGCCACCGTACGCCAGCAGGCCGACAGCGCGCTGTCGTCGCAGTTCACGACCCTGACGGCCTCGCTGTCGACCACGGCCGCGGCGTTGCAGACCGAACAGAGCGCGCGCATCAGTGGCGATGCCGCCGAGGCCGGCGCACGTCAACAGCTCGCCACCCAGTTGCAGAACGCGGATGCGACGCTGGCAGCCTCGCTCGCCAGCGAGGCTGCCGCGCGCAGCACCGCCGATGAGGCGGAGGCACGCAGCCGCGAGTCGCTGTCGGTTGCGCTGACCGGCCTCCAGGATGTGAGCGCGAGTCTCGACTACGTGGAAGGCCCGTCGCTCCTGCTCGACTTCGTCGCTTCGAGCTATCGCGTCTGGCAGCCCGCCACCATCGCCAGCGTGGGCGGCTTGCTGGCCGAGGAGCGCCAGGCGCGCCTGACAGCCGATGCGGCCGAAGTGACGGCGCGCGAGACCTTGCAGGCGCAACTGACCGGCGGCTACGGGGGCACCGATCTGTCGCAGGTTTCGAGCGGCCTGCTGTTCCAGGAGCGCACTGCGCGCGCCAGCCAGGACGAGGCGCTGGCGCAGCAGATCACGCTGATCTCGGCGGGCGTGGGCGAGCAGTTCGACTACGCGAAGATCTGGTACTTCGATACGGGCGTGGAAGCCTGGGGTGGAAATGGCGTGCCGGTCGCCACGGCGGGCTGGTTGCGGCCGGCGAATGCGAGCGACCCCTGGGTGATCTCGCCCACGGGCCTCGCGAGCCCGGGCGCGACCTTCAGCCAGGTGCGCATCCGGATCCGCAAGGTCGGCGCGCCCGTCTGGGCCGGCCAGATCTTCTGGCGCGGGGCTGCAGACACCGGCTTCACCGGAGGCCGCGCCGCGACGCTGACCGAGCCGACCTACGATGCCGCCGGCATCGGCATGGTCAACGTGAGCCCCGGTTGGGACGTGACGGTGGACCAGATCCGCATCGATCTCTCGGTTGCGCAGTCGGCCACCGACTACTTCGAGATCGACTGGGTGGCGATCGGCAGGCCATCGCCGGGCGCGTCCAATGCGGCGCTGCAGGCCGAGGCCACCGCGCGTGCGAGCGCCGACGCGGCGCAGGTCACGGCGCGCGAGACCCTGGCGGCGCAACTGCGTGGCAATTACGCCGGCAACGACGTCGGTGCGCTGAGCTCGGGCCTGCTGGCGGCCGAGCGCGATGCACGCGTGTCGGCCGATGCCGCCGAGGTGACGGCACGGCAGCAGCTCGCCGCCACCGTGACCGGCAACAAGACGGCCGCGGATGCCGCCATGCTCACCGAGCAGACGGTTCGTGCCAACGCGGATGCGGCCGAGGTCTCGGCACGGCAGGCACTGGGCGCTTCGCTGTCCACCAGCCTGTCGACCGTGTCCGCCAACCTCACGGCCGAGCAGACCGCGCGGGCGAATGCCGACACCGCCGAGGTGAGTGCGCGTGAGGCATTGGCCACGCAGATGCGCGGCAGCTATGCGGGCACCGATGTGAATGCGCTGAGCGCGGGCCTGGTCTTCAGCGAACGCCAGGCCCGCATCAGCGCCGACACGGCCGAAGTGACGGCGCGCCAAGCCCTGTCGACCACCGTCGTCAACAACAAGACGCAGACCGACGCGGCGATCCTCGCGGAGCAGTCCGCGCGCTCGGACGGCGACAGCGCGAATGCCAACGCGATCTCGGCGTTGTCGACATCGTTGTCGACCACCCTGACCAGCACCACCGCGGCGCTGCAGACCGAGGTCAATGCGCGCGTGCGCGCCGATGCGGCCGAGATCACCCAACGGCAGGGGCTGTCCGCGGCGCTGACCGGCATGCCCGATATCTCGGGCACGCTGGCGACGGTGATCGGTGCGTCGATGGAGGCGAACTTCGCCGAAAACAGCTACGGCCTGTGGCAGACGCCGACGGGCGCGACGCTCGCATCGGGTTTGATCTACGAGGAGCGGCAAGCTCGTATCGCCGACGACCAGGCGGAGGTGGTCGCGCGCCAGGTCCTGTCGACCTCCATCTCGACCGGCCTGTCGACCGTGACCGCCGGTCTCACCGCCGAGCAGCTCGCGCGCAGCAACGCCGACAGTGCGGAGGTCGCGGCACGGGAGACCCTGGCCACGCAGATCCGCGGCGCCTATGCGGGCGGCGATCTCAACGCGGTCGCCGGCGGGTTGATCTATAGCGAGCGGCAGGCGCGCGTGGCCGCGGACAACGCAGAGGTCGTGGCTCGGCAGGCGCTGGCGGCCTCGATGTCGACCGGACTGTCGACGGCCAATGCCGGTCTGCTCAGCGAGCAGACGGCCCGCGTCGCGGCCGATACCGCGCAGGCCGGATCGATCAGCGCGCTTTCGACGACCGTGAGCAACAACCAGACGGCCGGCATGGCGGCGCTGACCAGCGAAGCTGATGCGCGTGCACGGGCCGACGCGGCGGAAGTGTCGCAAAGGCAGGCGCTTTCTGCGGTACTGACCGGGGCGGAGGAGGTCGCGAGCAGCCTCGCCAATGTCGAGGGGCCTTCGCTGCGGCTGCAATTTGCACAGGCTTCGGGCGCGATGCTGGGCGCCTGGCAACCGCTGTCGTTGGGGGGCCTGGCCAGCGGACTGGTCTACGACGAACGTACCGCCCGCATCACGGCGGACGATGCCAACGCCGCAGCCATCACCAGCGTGAGCACGCGGCTTTCCACGGCCGAAAGCGGCATCGTTACAGGCGCGGCCGCGACCTCGGTGCTCTCGACTTCCGTCAGCTCGATCAACGGCGCGATCACGGCCCAGGCCACGCAGATCGGCCAGTTGTCGACCTCGGCGGGCGCGAACACGGTGGCGATCACGAACACGGCAACGGCGTTGGCGGCGCTCGATGGGAAGGTGAAGGGCAGCTGGCGGTTGAACGTCGATGCGAATGGCAAGGTCTCGGGGTTGATCCTGGACAACGATGGCACGACCTCGAACATGGTGGTGCAGGTGGACAAGTTCGCCATTGCTGCAGCGGGACCGAATGGCGCGACGAAGTTTCCGTTCGTGGTGGGCACCGTCAACGGCACCGCCTCGGTGGGTATCGACGGCAACATGTACGTCGACGGAACCATCAAGGGGCGCGCCTTGGAGGCGGGGGCAGTGACGGCTGAAAAGATCAGTGTCGACTCCCTGAGCGCCGTCTCGGCAAGGACTGGCGATCTCCAGGTTGATCGATTGCGCTCCGGCGGCTTCACGAGCTACAGCTGGCCCCCCGTTGGGCAGGCAGGCATGTTCCTGTCTGGCGACGGTCTGCTCATGGGCAATCAAAGAGATCGAGGCTACTTTCAGATCGAGGCGCAGACCGGCAACGTCTACTCGACCGGGATGAGCATCGTCAATGGCACCCTGCGTATTCATCAAGCCGATGTCATTGAGTCGGTGAACATCCGTGGACGAGCCGTGACCGTACCGACGGCGCGTTCGGAAGGAGGGAGCGTCGCGGGCATCAGCCATGAAGTGCCCAACATCAACGGCGCGTGGGTGACGACATACATCACGGGTTCGACATTCATCCCCCCTGGCGCGGGTGGTGGCCTCGGTGGTTTCTTGACGATCACCTTGAACGGCAACGCGTACTGGATAGGCGCCGGCGTGCCCGGTTCGACAGTCACAGGGACTGTGGTGCTGGATCTTCCCCCAGGCTGGCACAGCATCGGTTCGACCGGCACCTTCGGCGGTTCGAACACTTCCATCTTCGCACTCAGCTGCCAGAGGTAATCCATGCCCAACTACACAGCCTATGACAAGGTCACCGGCCGCGTCATCGCGCGGGGAACCGCGCACAGCGACGAGGCCTGCAGCAAGCAGGCCGCGGGAGTCCACGAGGGCATTCTCATTGGGGATGTCCCGGCGAATCACTACCTGGATCCGCAGACGCTCGCACCGATTCCGATGAGCGAGCAGCCGAACGAACACCACGTCTTCGACTGGTCGACGCACGCCTGGGTCGATCCGCGAACGTCCGAGGACAGGCGTCAAGCCCTGCGTGACCAAGTGGCCGAGCGCCGCTGGGCGCTGGAGACCGGTGGCTTGGTGTTGCCTGACGGCCTGCGCGTGAGCACCAAGCGCTCCGACCGCGATGCGCTCACCGCGCTCCTGGTCAAGGCCGAGCGTGCCGGCATCGAGGCGGTGGATTTCAAGTTCGACAGCGGTTGGACGCGCATGAGCCTTGCCGAGCTCGATGCAGTGGCTCGTGCGATCGAGCTGCATGTGCAAGCCTGCTTTTCGTCCGAGCGCTCCCATCACGAAGCCATTGCCATGCTGGAGACCGTGGCGCAGTTCGATGCCTACGACTGCAATGCCGGATGGCCCGCCACCGGCCTGAGCACATCGACATCCGAAGAACCGCCCGCCAATTCTTGATCGAGGAAAGCCCACTCATGACCACCACGCTTACAGAAAAAACCTTTGCGCAGTTGCTGACCGCCGCTGGCGGCGCGAACGGCACGCGCGTGAATGCGCAGGGGAGGATCGAGGCTGCTGTTGCACCGGCTTTCGACTATGACCCGATCACGCTCGCGGCTCGCGGACTGCGCTTTCGCGGACCTGTCCGCACCAATCTTCTGACGAACAGCCAGCTCAGCGCCCTGGGGGTTGCCGAGGGAACCACGCCGCCCACCGTGGGCGTGGCCACTGTCGATGGAGAGGCGTGTTCGGCCGTGACATTTACCCCGGCCATGGCATCAGGCTACCCGGGAAGTCGCTGGCGCCCCAATAGTTCGGCGGCGGCGATCGTGGCCTCGACCACCTACTCGACGAGTTCCTACGTGAAGCTCAGTCGGCCGCTGGTCGGAAGCGAGGCCATCAACGTCTATTACACAGGCTCGAACGGGATGGGAAGCACGAACATCTCCGCCGTGAATTCGGCCCCATATGCCGAGCGCTTCACCCGGGTTGTGATGGGCAACGCCACGCCCGGCAACACGGGGACGATCTATCCGGTGGTCCATATCGTGTCGACGCTGGCGAGCAACCTGACGGTCTGGATCTGCAAGGGGCAGGTCGAGGTCGGGGCGACCGCCTCGAGCTACATACCTGTCCCGTCTACGACACCCATCGCGCGAACTGCCGACCAGATCCACATTCCGAATCTCCAGAGCCAGCCTTGGTACAACCAGCGGGAAGGCACGATCTGCGCCCGCGTCGCTCAAGCGAGCAGTCTCATTCCTGCCGCTTCGATGATCTTCGGAATCACCGACGCAGCCGGGGCCACAAGTCGGATGCTCGTCTATTTCGACAGCGCGGGCGGCATCAGCGCCAACTGCTTCGACAGAGGCGCGCAACAGGCAGCAACTTCCATAGCGGGTAGTGCGGCTCCGATCGGACAGGTACGCAAGGTAGCGGCGTCCTGGAAGCAAGGGCGTTTCATCATTCAGTGCGACGACAAACCAGCGGCTTCCGTCGGTCTTGCATCTATCCCGGCCTACACCGGCCCCACGCTGTGGCTCGGCCATCGCAACAACGGAGCCGACCCTTTCGATGGTGTCATCCAAGACTTCGTCTACTGGCCGAAGGCGGCCAACGCAGCCGAAATCGTGACGCTGACTCCTGAAACCGAAATCATCACAGGCTGATTCCATGCCCACGAACCTGATTCCCAAATCCGCCGCGGAAATGTTTATCTCCAGTGGAGGTGCCAACGGCACCCGCGTGAGCTCCCTGGGCTTCATCGAGCCAGCGGTGGCACCGCGCCTCAACCACGATCCCGTGACCAAGACGGCCAAGGGCCTGCTGATCGAGAGCGGCCGAACCAACATGCTGCGCTACGCGTCGCGCTTCGATCAGACGACTGGCTGGAACGTCAATGCCGCCGGTGGAACGCCGCAGGTCAAAGTCGTGCCGAATGCCGCGCTCGCACCGAATGGACACATGGAGGCGGCCAAGTTCATCCTGAGCAGCCAGAGCAACTATGGCAACGGACGCGTTTCGCAGGTCGCGGCCAAGGCCGCCACCGTTGGAACCTACGTAGCCTCCGTGTACCTCAAGTCTGCGGGTGGACTACGGGCATTCATCTACGTTTGCGGCACGAGTTCGGCGAACTCGATCAGCGCCAATTTCGATCTGCTGGGAAACACGCACTCGTCGTCCAAGACAGGCACCTTCGCGGTCGTTTCGACGTCGGTCACCGATGCCGGAAACGGGTGGCGCCGGTACGTGCTCGTCTTCACTTCCGACGATACGACCGGGATTACCTACGCCCTCTATCCGAGCGGTGCCGCCACGGGTGCTGGCGACAATATCAATGGCGCTTTCGCCTGGGGCGCCCAGCTGGAAGCGGGCACGTTCGCAACCTCGTACATCCCCAGTGTGGACACAGTGACAGCGCGTGCCTCGGTCGCTTCGTACTATGACGCGAAGGGCCTTGTCCGGTATGCAGCTGCAGGCGTGGGCCGCATGAACTACGACCCGGGCAATCTCGTCCTGGCCCCCGCGCTCTTGACCGAGCCTCAGCGGACCAACCTGGTCCCCAACAGCTCCCAGACGAACCGAGGCGCCTGGTCCCTGGGTGGATTGGTTGCGGTGCCCGGCAAATTGGCTCCCGACGGGACGCTTCGTGCGGTCGAGTTTTCGGGAGCGTCAGCGGGACCACTTTCGCAGGGGGGGCTGATCGCGACCAGCACGGAGATGACGTTCTCCGTCTACGTGAAGAACGTGGCGCTGACAAGCGCGTTGTCGTTCCTCTTGCGCAACGACACCACGACGACGAATTTCACGCCTGGCGCTTCGCTGACGCCGGATGGCAACGGCGGTCTTTCCCTCTGGGGGGAAGGCTGGACCATGAAAGCCGTGGGCAACGGTTGGTACCGGTTGTCGTATTCGCGCAGCGCGGGTTTCGCGATCGGTGACTCGTTGCGTGTCTATACCGGCATCGTGGGCGGCGCCGCGGACAGGGGCCCTTTTCAAATCTTCGGAGCGCAACTCGAAGATGGGCCGGTGCCGACTTCCTACATTCCGAGCAATGACACCTTCACGTCTCGCGCCTCGATCGGCACCTACTTCGATTCACAGGGCAAGATTCAGGTGGCGGCTGCGAACGCTGCGCGTATGAGCTACAACCCGGCCGACTTGCAAGCGCTTCCCGCGTTGCTGCAGGAAAGCGGCAGCACGAACATGCTGACCGCGTCGGAATTCGTGACCTCTGGCGGGACTGCGTTGCAGGGTGATGCCGTCTACAGCGATTTCAACGGCCTCGGTATCGCCACTGGCGTGAAGCTCGGCAGGCCAACCGTCGCCCAGCAATGGAGCCTTGCCTACAAGACGGCCACTCTTCAGCCGGGCACCACATACTGCTTCTCGGTCTTCGTGAAGATGGACGACGGTCTTCCGCCCGTTTTCGATTCCGATACGGCCGTTTCCGAGCAAAACGACTTTGCTATTGCAATCATTGGCTCTACGCCGCCGATGACCAAGTTCGTCGTTGTGCCCCATGGCGATGGCGTCTATCGGGTGGCTTGCACCTACACGACCGGCTCCTCTGTGCCAGGCATGAACATCGGTGTGGTGAAGTATCCCCAGAACTCAGCCCGAGTCTTCCGCGTGACTGGCTATCAACTCGAACAGGCAGCGTTCGCCTCGAGCTACATCCCCACAACGGCTGCAGCTGTGACGCGCGCGGCGGATGTGACGAGCTCTATGCCAGGCACGCGTGCGGCGGATACGGTCGGATCGACAGCTGTCGCGCGTAGCTCCGACTTTGTCTATCTCGATACGACCAAGGGATGGTTCAACAATGCGGAAGGAGCTGTCACGCTCGAACTCGAGCTGCCGAAAATGCCGGACGTCACGGTACGAAACATCCTGGAGTTGGGTGACGGCAATTCGGCCTCGACGAGCTGGAACAGGGTGTCGATGGGCATGACCGCCGCTGGCGGTGTGTACTGGAGCGGCATTGTCAACGGAACGACTGTTGCCACAAGCAGCGCGGGAGATGCAGGGACGCTGCCGGCAGGCAGTTACTTCAAAGTCGCACTGGCATACGGGGTCGACGGCGTACGTTTCAGCTTTCGAACCGATGCGTTGCGCAAGAACGCGATGCCGACCCTGCCGCCAATGACCCGCCTTGCACTGGGTGCTGTTGCATGGGGCACCAACCAGGCCTGCTTCCACATCAAGTCGGCCCGCTACTTCCCCCAGCGCCTGACCGACGCGGAAGTTTCGGCACTGACCGCCTAA